ATGCCTGATGAGCATCATCCATAGGCAGGTCTCTTGGACTGGTAATAGGCTGATAATCATATAAGAAAGGATACATCTCGTTTTCGTTGTTGGTGAGTTGCTCGCAAATCTGATAACCAATAATTTTAGCAAGTCTATTTCCTTCGTATTTCCTACCGTTAATTTCAAATATTTGAGAATTGTCTCCTATATCCTCTTTTGTCCAGATGTCTACCTGAAAATGGATATTATGCTCTACATCCGCCTGATAGTTTCCCAACCTCTCTCCTGGTCCCGAAACCACCAAAATGGATATTCTCGGATAAGAAGAAAGGGATAAATCTTCTCTTGGCTTGTCTGTGTATATCCAACTTGTTGTTCCTTCTTTATAGTTTACCAAGATTTCATCTCCAGAACTTGCTCCTTCTTTCAATATGATTTTTTGGTTTTGAAGGTCTATATAATAATCCTGCCATTTAGATAACAGAGAAGAATTTTGCTTGACAGAAATTATTGCCTGAACTTTTTTTCCTGAAGTTGGAGTTAAACTGAATTCTGTTTGCCCTTCGGTAGCAGTAAAACTTTCTGAATTTGTAGAGTGTCTGCCTCTTGGGTCTGTTAGTTTTGCTCTCAAAAATTCCATCAACACCTCTTCTGGCTCTATTCTCATAATACTGCCTCTTGGACTTTAAAAATAGGCTCTTGCCATAATTATTTTAAATATTTCTTTAATATAAAAGGAACTTTCTTTTTGGTGTAATCCAAAGCAGGTCTAAAAAAAGGCTGTGCATTTGTTCCCGGATGATGAACCTCTTTGGCAAATATTGTTTTGTTGTCTTTCTTGAATTTTAGAGCCTTTTTTTCTCTTGGTCTTATCAGATGAGGAGATGTTCCATATTCCACATAAATTCCATAATCCACTCCGTCTGCGAGAATCCACTTAAAATCGTTTATTTTGTCCAAATGAATGCTTGCCTTCAATCTTCCTGTTAGGACAGGGCAGTTTCTTACTGCCTCTCCTTCCATTATATACATCAATTCCTCAAGGGCTTTTTTACTTGCATTTATGGCTTTATTATTGTCTATTTTTAGGTTTATTTCTGTTTTTAGTTGCATAATTAGATTATTTTTCTTAATATGCCTCTTTTGAATGCCACCATATTCCCCTTTCCTATATCTCTCATTCCTATAATCCTGTATCTGTTGTTTGCATCTATCTTAATTATGTCCCCTATCTCCACTTGATAATCTGTTCCCTCTGAAGTGTATTGGTATTTGAATATTCCTGCTACATCTCCTTGTTTCAGAATGCCTTGTGTGTCCAATTCTCTGTCCTTTTGTGATAAAGGAGACATTATAAACTGAATGGTTATTTCTGTTTTTGAGGATGTTGTTACTCCTCCCAAACTATCTTTTGTGGTGGTTGGTTTTATTAAAGTTCCATATAAACCATTTTCTTGGAGTATTGTTGTTATGTCTTTTCTTATTTTGTCTACAACTGAAGGTTGGAATTTTGTGAGGAGAATATCTGTTGTATATGTTTTGGTTTGTTGTGTGGCTTGAATAGTTATAATAATATCTTGTTCATAAGATTTTGTGAGATTTTGCTTTTTAATCAAAATATCTACATCATATTGTCCTGTAATTATTTTTTTAATTATCAAATCGATGTTATAAGATTTTGTGAGATTTTGCTTTTTAATTAATAAATCTTGACTATAAGTTTTTACCTGAATTTTCTTTATGATTATGTCTATATTATAAGTTTTGGTAAATTGTTTGGTTATTTCCAAATCAATATCATATGTCTTGGTTAGTCCTGTTTTTTTGATTAGAACATCTTGTTCATAGGTTTTTGTTGCTCCATACTTTTTAATTAAAATGTCTTGAGTGTATGTTTTTAGTAATTGTTTTACAATATTTAAATCAATATTATAAGTTTTTGTGAGATTTTGCTTTTTAATCAATAAGTCCAAATCATAGGTTTTTAGTAGTTGTTTGAGAATTAAAATATCTTGTGTATAGGCTTTGATTAGTTCTTTTTTGATTAAAATATCCTGCTCATAGGTTTTCTTTCTTATTACCCAAAAAATTCCCCTTCCCTTCCTCTCTGCCATACTAAGATATCTGGAAATGTAAATCAAAATATCCTGGCTGTGGGTTTGTTCCGTAGTCCGCCCAACAACTCACATAAAAATAACTATTCGTAGATAATGCTCCGTGAATCTGCTGGTAGGAGGAGGTAATCTCAACCGCATCCGCATAGGTATAGTCATCATCGCATTTTAAGGTAATATCCGTGAATGTCTGGTTCAGTTTCATTTCCACTTTTGCCCCGTCTCCCGTTCCGTTGTTGGTTATCTTGAATATGGATTGAGAGTTTCCTACGTCTTGGTTTGTTGGTTCGCATTCTGTTTGACCTGCCTCACATCTAAATTCCAATAAGTTGGTATCGTTGAACAGTATCCAATCTGTTCCGTTCCATATCTCTATTTTTATGTCTGGCTGTCCTATTGTTATCTCTCTCACCTCGCTTTGCCCTTCGTTCCCTGCGGTATCGTTTGCCCATCCATAGTAAGTATAAGTCCCCTCTTCTAACTCCGTCAAGTTGTTGTAAAATCTCCATTGGGTTGAGTTGTATTTCTGAAACTCTGAAAGGTAATGCATTTTTATTTCGTCCTCGCTCAAGGCTCGGTTGTAGATGCGGACTTCATCTATTTTGCCGTTAAAGAGCCTTTGAGTTGGAGTCCATGTGCCTATTCGTAAAGCTCTATCAGTTGAAATACTTCCATTACTTCCCGTAATATCCACTGCTTTTTTATTTTCACCATTTATATAAACAATACCATTCGCATCTCTATCATAAACAACCGCAAAATGATACCATTTATGCAATTTAATTAAACCTGCACTTGTAAATATCTCTGTTCTAAAAGAACCATCAGATATAGCAGTCCAAATCCTACCATCATTAAAAACTGCTGTTCTGAAACCGTCTTCCGTGTGGCTGGCACCTCCTCTTGTAATCAAGGAATTTTGTTCGCTTGCGTCGTCAGTCCAATCATTTAGATAGAACCACCCTTCCCATGAAAAATCGCTGGTCCCAAAAGTCAAACTTGAATCACTCCCGCAATCTACATAATCATCAACTCCGTCAAACTCCAAAGCCGAGCCGAACTTTCCTGTTGTCCATGTTGCCCCATAGATTGTTCCATTATTTCCGTATTTTGAAATATCCACCGCTTTTGTTGAGTTTTCTCCTATTGCTGAATTGTTATTGAAATTCATTGCCAAAACAAGAGAGTCATCGTAATATCTTGTTCTTGTTGATAGATATCTTTGTTTGATTTCTTCTGCTGTTAATGCTCGATTGTAGATGCGGACTTCATCTATTATGCCGTTAAAAAACTGAATAGGATTTGTTGCTATTCTTGCTCCAACTATAACATCTATATCATTAACTACAAATTCACCCGAAACAGGCGCTGAATTTGCTAATACACCATTTTGATAGATTTTAATATTAACTCCGTCATCAACGCCAACAACATGATACCAAACATCAGCCATTACTCCGATTCCTGTGTCAACATCACTGTTTTTATTCCGAGTTATAAATCTAAATACATTAGTAGATAACCCTAAAAGATATGCTAAATTAGTATTTCCATTATCTTTACTTACAATCCAGTGATAATCCGAGTCAACTACTTTTGGCTTTACCCACGCTTCAATCGTAATCTCATCAGTAATATCCAAACTATCATTATCAGGAACTTCCACATAATCATCAACTCCGTCAAATTTAAGCCCCAACTGTTTTTTCCCTTCCGTGTAATTAGGACAGTAATCCCCGGAGCAAGTTCCGTTATTTCCCGTCCCGGAATAATCATAGAAATGCGTGTTATTTTCTCCATAGGCGGAATTGTTGTCAAATCTCCAGTAGCCAACTAAATAATCGTCAAGTTCGGTATAATCCCAATCAAAATCAAAGGTGTCTAAATTTGATTCATCTATTGTGATATTTACTTCTGTCCAGTTTCTTGGAACTGTTGTTCCGTTTGGTTCTGTAGGTGGTTTGAAGGTTAAAACAGGTGCTGTTGCATCTATAGTAATCTCTCTCACCTCGCTTTGATTAGTAACTCCTCCTGCTGTGCAATTGATATACCAATCATAAGTTCCGTCTGAAAGAGATTGGTTTGCTGTTATTACTGTTGCTGTGTTGTTGTTTGCTGTCGCTGTTCCGTATCCCGTATCGTTTATGAATAACTCGCAGGAGTATGCAGATTCTGTTCCAGAAACCGTGAAGTTGAAGTCTGGTGTTGAGTCATCTGTTGTTGTCTGGTTTGGCGGAGAGTTTAGAGTTATTGAGAAGGAAGTTTCTTCTCCTCCGCTTTCCTCACTTCCAAAACTTGAAGCAGAAGGCTCTGGGTCGGCGTATTTGCGGACAAAGACCCAGTCAAAGTATGCCCAAGTTCCAGAAGTTCCAGACACATAATGGTCTAATCCAATATTTTTACTTCCTGTATTTGCAGAATTATCCAGTGTATAACCACCCAAATCTTGATTCCTATTGTCAGTCCAAGTTTTAGAAATTACTTGAGTTGATGTAAGAATAAGATTTCTGACATACCAAGTGTTTCCTTCGCTAGAATAAGAAGTTCCTTGATAGTCAGTATAACTGCCTCCGCTGTCTTCATGTCTCAAATTTAAACTGTCACTATCGGCAAAAGCATGTTCGCAATTAGTATTTATATTGGTTCCTTTGTCATACCATATTATACCTCCTCCATAACTGCCGTACCCTTCTGTATTTGCTTTTGATTCGACAACAAAAGGTCTTTCTATTGTATAGTTTTTAGTTACAAAAACTTGCCAACCGACAGAATCTATTTCTGCTCTGCTTTCAGCAGTATTTATTTTTGCGTAACTTGTTGAAGTATCGGAGAAAGTGTCTGAACCTGTTTGTATTTGCCATTTGCTTCCTATTGTATCGGTATCAAAATCGTCAAAAAACAAGAAAGTTCCATCGCCATCACTCGCAGAACTCGCCTCTGAATTTCCGTAATACATATAAATTGTCGTGTTTTGGTTGTTCGGCAAAAAAGTTACATTTACCCAAATTGTTGTAGAATTAGGGGTTTGTTCTTGCTCTAAATCCCAAACAGAAGCATAAATGTGTTCAATACTTTTTCCTGAATGGACAATTACAACTCTTGAATCGTTTATTTTAAGCATATAGGGTTGATATGCAGAAGAAAAAACTGTTTTCACAAATGAAAGCGAAGTGGGTGAATCTCCTTTATATAGTTTGACGTTAGTGTCATCATCCGCAGAAACAACCATATAATATTTACCATCAACTAATTTTACAATTGAACTTCTCCATTCTCCACTTCCAGAAAGTAACTGAATTCGAGAGCCAAAATTCACCCCATCGCTTGAATTTCGAGCATATAATCCTGAATCTGTTCCGTAACAGATTCCGTAATACAAGTAATAAGTATTGTTGTCTTTGAAGATTGATGGCCATCTAAGTTCTCCGCCAGTTTCTGTGAATAATTTTTGAGGAGTAGAAACAGAGCCATTGTTAATATAATATATAAACCTGTAGACTGCCCACTCTGAAGAGGAATCATTGTACCAAGTAATATAAAACCAAACTTCTGAAGAAGAAATTTTTAAGCCCGAACTTTTAGCCCATTTAGAACTTTCTTCTCCAAATACATTGTCCTCTATGATATTTGAAAAATTATATCCATCTGTTGAATTTCTTAGTTGAACCCATTTCTTATCTGATGACAATGAATAAAAAGTATGAGACATAACATAAAAACTGTCATTGATTTTTATACTTTTTCCCGAAACTAATGCCCTTGAACTGTTTGAACTGACAATATTGTCTGTGTTTCCTGTTGTATTGTTATTGAAAAAATATTCTGTATAATATAAACTAAAATTATCTATATCAGGATATTGATAATATACTATAACAGTAGATAAATCTTTTAAGACAGTAAATGGACTGCCCCAACAACCATATTCACTCGCAAGGTCTTTTTCATGAACTTTTTGAAAAGAGTATATCGTTGTTTCTAAATCCCAACTTTCAATCCAAAAACTTAACTTATCATCTGTTGAGTTTGTGAACCTAATATCGCTTCCGTTATTGCTCCAATTGAAGTTTGGGCCTACATTTGAACTGTTCAAGTCAATTCTGACTTGATAGTTTGTTAAATCTCCCGCCGTGTTTGAGATGTTGATTGGTTGCCTATAACTCCAAGAAGAATTCCACCAAGGGTCTAAAGCATCCGTGAAGGACCATTTTATATTGTCCCAATAAGGATTGTTTTTCAAGGCGGTAATTTTAATCAAATAGGTTTTGCCTTTGGCGAATTTAACAGCATAATTTACTTTTTTGCTCCAAGTTTTAGAGAGATTAATCTCTCTCCACCCTTTACCCCAACTCCTGTATAAATGCCATTCTTTGACTCCTGGATTAAACTCAAGCGGTGTGTTTCTGCCATAAGGGTCATATTCAAGAGGATAGATATAAATGTCTTTTTTTGCGGTGAAATTGATTATTGCCCAGCATAAATCTTCTTCGGTTCCTTCGCAATATTGAGAATAGGAATAAGAATTGACTGTAATTAATCCAGAAGATGAAAGATACCAAAGAAGCAAGAAAACAGAAATTGTGCCTGTGATAGTTAGTCCTGTTAATTCTTTCCATTTCCTTTTTACTGTTTCAAAATAAATTCTCTTATATTCTGCCATAATATACTTATATAAAATTACATTCAAAATCATTTGTTGTTTTGGTTTCCCCTTTCTCGTTAATGAACATATATTTTTTATTCTCTCCTTTCTCATAGCCTAAGATGTATATTATTCTTCTCTCTCTCTGCTCTCCGATTACTTTGATGTAATTTCTCCTTAAAGCGACTATTTTTTGCCCTTTTTTTAACTTAATTCCGTAAGAAGTCTTGTTTTTTGTTGGAATCCAGAATAAAGATTTTAGTTTTCCTAATCCCTCTGCCTCATAGACCTTTGAAAATAGGTTCTCGTTTCCGCTTTCGTCAATTTGAGGAATAATCTTTCCGTCTTTCAAAAAGGCAACCCAAAAATAATCAATTCCTTGAAGTTTTGCATAATATATGCTCTTTATAAATTTTTCTCTCAAGTTTTTGTCTTCAATAAATTCTGTTTTCATTGTAGAAGGATTTATATTTCGTCATATCTGAATGTAAAGGTTTCTGCCGATTTTGCTCCTTGCGTTGCATCTGTGTCTATTATTACCTGTGTGACTACTGCCTTTGTAGCATCTGTAGCAGAAGTGTATTCTGTGGAATCCACATCCAAAGGACTGCTACTTGTGTAGTTTGTCACATCCGCAGGAGAGGCTGTTTGGTCTTTATAGTAAGAATGTCCGTTTGTTGAGTCCGCCATATAGTCTCCTGTTGTCCCCTCTGTTCCTGTCGCTTGGTCATAACTTGCGGGTGGGCATCCATTATCCCCAGAATCTCTTATCCCTACAACCACTTTTCCATTAGTTCCTAAATCCCAAGATATTGTCCCATCAGTATACCATTTTATATTGCTGATTTTGGTAAATGTTCCTGATAGTTTCAAGGCATGGTGCTTCCAATAAGAGTAGTTTTGTCCTGAACTTGGAACCACGCAAGGATAATTTGTCCCTGGATTGTAGGTATCTGAAGTGCAATATCTTGCGGAAGTTATTACTGTCCAAGTTGGTGTTGCTCCATTTCCTTCTACAACCTCTACTGTTGCCGCCATAATTAATATTCTTTTCTTTATATAGTTTACCTTATGGCTGGTTTCGGCTTTTTAATTGCCAGAATTCTTTTGTATTCCTCTCTTAATTGTGTTGCCGTCTCTCTCCATTGGGTATATGGCTCTCCCTTCTGGACATTCATTCCCTCAAGCCCATATCCAACAATTTCGTCATAACTTGCTCCCACAATTCTCGCAACCATCATCAGAGAAGTCACTATGTTTGTCAATCTTACAATAATCTGAGGAATTTGCATTTTCGTGACTATGCTTCCTGATTCGTGGGGTAGTGAAAGGTTTGCTGTTATGTGTGTAGAGTCTGCTATTTCTGTTATCTCGGTTACTTCTGAATAGCCATCCATTCCTTGTATTTTTACATAATCTCCTACCTCAAAACTACTTGAACTTGAAACAGGAATGCTTTTATCGTCTCCAGAAGTCACATCGTCAGAAGTTGTGGTTGTGGTTGTGGTTTCCTCCAAATCCCCATATACATATTTTATGTAATTGTCTTGTGGGTCGTTGCTCATTACTTTTTTTTCGGCACTTGAAGTCAGTTTAACCATTCCTCCCGGATATATTTTTACATATTTGGGAGAAATCTCTGTTCCATCTATTATCAATTTGATGATTCTCAGTATCGGTTGTTTGGTTGTGAAAAATATTTCAGGATTTGTTCCCAATTCCGCATCCAGAAAGTCTATTTTTGTTTTTGGTTCATAGGTTGTGTTCATTAGCCTATCTACCTCTTTTTCTGCATCTGTAATTAGAAGAGAAACATCCTCATCAGAAATCTCTCCACTCTCTATTCCGCAAGTGGCTCTCACTTTGCTTATTGTTGTGTATCCCATAATTTAGTTCTCTTTTATTTTATTAGTATATTTTTTTCGGAGTTTGTATTTGTAAGGAATAAGCCCCGCCTTAAATCCGACTTTTTTTTCTAAAAGAATTACCGCATTTGGTTGGACAAAAACCTGTTTCTCTGGAATATAGATTACTTCTTTAGTTTTATTAATAAATTTCATAATAAAAAAATAAAAAATAAAATCATTTCTTTCTTTTAACCGGTGTGAGTCCAAGTCTTAAGCCCAATTTCTCTTCCAAATCCACTATTTCCCCTTCTTTAATTATTCTCCATTTGGCGTTTTTGCCTTCTGAAATTCTGGATTCCCTGAACTCTATGTCTTTTCCTGTTTTGTTCTCAAATTTCATAATCCCTCACCTTTAATCAGAGTCCCCATATATGATGTATACTCTTTTTTTATTGGAGACTGAAGAACCTCCTACAGTAATTGTTAATACTCCGCTTGATACAGAAGTGGTTGGTGCTTCTGCTTCAATGACGCTGTCTGTGGTGGTGTGAATAAATCCTTGAACTGCTTCTATGGATTTTAACCCATAATCCGCAAGTGTCAAGGTTAGTGTGTCTCCTGAATCTGCTGTTGCTGGCGTCTCTACTTTTATTATCTTCAATCCCATTTGAGGAACTGCCTCCTTAAAGGTGCAACTTGAAGTTATGTTTGCCATAATTAATAGTATTTAGTATTTAAATAAAAAATAAAGAAAACTCTTTAGCAAGAGCCTTGTCTATGCCCTGCTTTCTTTCCTCTATGTCCTGTATTATACATATAACTTCTTTTTCTGGGACCTCTCCCATCTCTATCTGGCATAATAATTAAAATAAAACTAAAAAAGAAAACAAAAATAAAAAAATTACTCTTTAATCACTGCGTTGAATGCAGGATTTTTCATCACTAATGCTTCATAAATCTTAAGCATAAATTTCTGGCTGTCGTTTGTCTTTGCTAAATCTTCGTAAGTCATATCCTGAAGAACTCTCATTTCTATGTAGTCCATATCTAATAGCAATACCGTTCCATAACCGCTTGAACCTTCTGGCATGTACATGCTCGGTATTATTGGAATCTCTCCCACCATAGACCTATATACAATTGTTGAAAATCCCCAGAACACTTCTTTGACAGGACTCATGTATCCTATCTTCGCATTCAACAGAGAGAGTATTGTTTTGTATGCTCCTGAACTTGCTACTGCGAGATTTGGTCTTCCTCCATCGTCAAAGGCTTCCTTTACTGCGGAATCCAAATCGTCTAAGGATATTGCTGAAGATAAAGAAACTTTGTTTGTAGTTCCCTGTTGCTTCAATAATCCGTCAAATTCATTCGCATCTGAACTTGAATCTCCGTTTATGATTAGGTTTTCCTCAAGTTCTCTCAAGGCTCTCGCTTTTAGGATTACCTCTAATTGTTTTGCGTTAGGTGCAGATTGAGGCGTAAATGCAGAGCCTGGCAATCCTGAACCTGTGGATTGAAATCCTTGAAGCATATAACTTGGAAATGCCGCCTGTGCTGGACCTGTAACCCTACCAACAGAATACAAGTATTTAATAGATACACTTGCTCTGTCGTAGGTGTCTGTTTGTTCGGTTAATGCCGCATCTTCTCCTGCAACTACTGCTGAACCTTTTGCAGTTATTTTGTTGAAATCTGCTGTCTTTCCTTGGTTTGTTACTCTTGGAATTAACTCAACTAAAGGAGTGTATTTTCTTGTGGTATCCACGATTCTCGGGTCCACATATACAGGAACCATAGCATATCCTGCTGTTCCCGCTCCTCCTGTTGTTGAAGTTAATGCCTTCATCTGCAACTCTCTCATTCCTTTCACTGCTATTCTTGATAAATCTCTTCTCAAGTCTATTGATTTTCCCTCCAAACCAGACCTGAAGTAATTTACATAAGTTGTATGGTTTGGCAACATTCCAAAGGAATGTTCGTAGGAACCTGCATCGTTCACTCTCTTTAATTCTAATGTTCCGCTTCCCTCCAAATCTTTTTTATCTACCATATTATCTCACCATATCTAAAGGATGTTGGATAGGGGATTGAATTTCGTCTTTTAGTTCTGCTTTCATATCTTCCTGTCTGGCTTTGTATTGAGGCTCGTTTTTTAGTTTTTTGATTTCCTCTCTCAAAGCCTTCACTTCTTCCTGTATTTTTGCTTCTTCTTCATCGTCCTCTTCGTCTCTGATTTTTTTGAGTTCTTCCTTTAAGGTTTTTATTTCTTCTTTTAACTTTTCTGTCTCCTGTTTGAGTTCGCCGAAAGATTTTTCTTCCTCTTGCTTCTCGTTGTTTTCCTGTTTTTCCCTTTCTTCGTTATCTCCATCCATAATAGTTTTTACATTTTCTCCTTTATATAGTTTTTTTATTTCTGTATTGTCGGTATCTAATAAATCCGTTGTGTCTATCATCTCTCCTGACTTGCCGAAAGCACTTCTTATTTTTCCCCACTTTCCTCCTTCCTGTCTGTATAGCCAACCGCAGAATTTGTTGGCATCTGTGGCAAATTTCTTTGCTTTGGAAACGCAATTATCCCACCATTCTTTAGGAGGTCTTCCGTCTTTTATTTCCTCTCTTTCCATAATATCTTCCATATTGTTTAAATAGGATAAAGATTTGGTGAATGCAGAAGTGAGTCTTGCCTCTGGATTCATAGGATTTCCCGTGAGGGCTACATTTATTAAATCCACTTTGTTTAAGAGTCTGACAATTTTGTCTCCTATGTTTTTTGTAATGGTTTGGATTGGGTAATAGGCAATTGAAAATCCGTCTAAAAATCCATTTTTGATGCTATTCCAAACTTCCTGAAATCTGGAGTGTGCTTTGTTCAGAATTGCTTTTGCCTTTATTCCCTTCTCGTCCCTCCAAGCATCTACTATTTTTCCAATTGGAATTTTTGTTTTGTTTATTTTTTTGTCTAACTCGGATTCTCCTTTCATCGTCTCGTGTTCCACATCAAGTTTGATGGTTCTTCCTTTTAGTTGCTCAAGCATATCATTAAGGCATTCGTCTGTCACGATGTCATTTCCCAAATCCAAGTCTTTTGTAGAAATATATCCCTCCACATAGTATTCCTTTCCTTTTTTGGTTTCTATTGAGGAGTAATCCAATTCGTCTGTAAAAAATATCTCCTCTGCCTCTTTTTTGTTAGCCATAATTGCTCTGTGCATTCTTTCTGCCTGCTCTTTTGTCGGGAAGCATTTTATTATTTTTCCTTTGTCTTTCCCGTGGCAGTGAACCACACAATATTGGCTTCCTCTCTTTTCCACCACTTTTGTCTCTTCCTCCATAATAATAATTTACTCGGGCTTAAATATAATTCTGCATCTGCATCGTGGATGGAGAGGGGGCAAAAATACTTCTCCTCCTTTGAACTCAAAATTCTCATCCAAACCTGCTTCTTGATTGTTTAGTTCTTTGCATATAGAACAGGTTTTTGCATCCATTTTGGCAACCCAAACCTTTTTTCCTTTTATTCCTGCCTGTTTGTATCCTGCCAAGCGTCCTTGATTACTTGCTCTAATTGTCTCTGTTCTTGCTATCATTTCTGCCCTGTTTTCTCCTTTGTCTATTATTTTATCTACTCTTTCTTTTAGTTTTGATATTGATTCTCCATTTAATATTCCTCTCTCCAACTCTGCCCTTAAATCGTTTTTCATTTCTTCATCCAAATCCGCAAGATTGCTGAATGTATGGTTTTGTAAGAATTCTACTGCTCTTTGGTCTGGCAAAAAGTTTCTGTCTAATTCCTTTCCTGCATATTCCAATCCTTTCAAGAATTCGTCTCTCACCGCTTTTTTGATTATGTCCCCTGCTGTTTTGATGGTTATCGCTCCTGTTATTGTTTTTATGGTGTCTTGGTCGAGTGCTTTTATTTCCGCTAATTTGTTCTCTCCTCTATACATATCCAACTTTTTGTGTATTTTTTGTTTGTTTTGTTTTAGGATTTTTTTTAGGAGTTTGGTCAGGTCTATTTCCTCAAAAGGCTTTAGAACAACAGGAGAGGTTGTCGTCAGGGCTTTCTCTTGTTCCTCAATTAATTTCTCATATTCTCTTTTTTCAAAAGGATTAAAGGTTGTTGTAGTTCTTCTTATTTCATCTCCTCCTGGAATTGGTTCAAGACCTAATTCTTCTCTTATTTCATTCGGGGTTTTTATTCCGTTTCTTATCTGAATTTCATATAGTCTGTGCTTCTCTAAATCTTCCTCAACATCATACATATTGAACTGGAATTTCACATCTTTGAATCCAAATTCTGGGATTATTTCCGTGTTAATGTGGTATTGCAAAATGTTCAGTAAAGGTCTGATGACTTTTCTCCTGAACACTTTGGATTGGACAAATTCTGTTGCTCTGTTTGAGGATTCTGTATATCCTAATTCAGAAGGGGTAACTCCCATACAAGCCCATACTAATTTTGAGAACCATTGTTGTTGTTGGATAATTTGCAGTTCTTCATTCGTCCATCCCAACCTGACAAATTTTCCGTCAAATCCTGTGACCGGTATTTTATACCAATCTGTTCTCCAATTCCCTACATC